TGAATCTACAACTACAGTATATAAATAATTAGTATAAAAATTAATAATAATCACCCCCTGTTATTTCATTTTTTATTTGTTATTTTCCAACTACAACGGCTGTTCCAGAATCACTTACAATACACCAGACTGCATCTCCAGACTCAAAATACATATCAACCGCGGGATAATATGGATATAATTTATTCCCGATTGTTACACATCCACCGGAAACGACTCCTCTTTTTGCTTTCTGATTTTCTGTCACTGTATATATCGTAGTCATTACTAATTTAGAAACAGAATTTTTCATATTTAATATTGAAGCAGTGCTGTCTATACCGGCCATTTAATACCACCTCACTAAAACTAATGATTGACGATTCACGATTCTTTCAGTTCTTGCAGCTGTGTTAGACCTTAGATGATAAGTGTTTCCATGGAAAATAATTTTATCATTAAAATCAATAACGTGCGGATAGTCGTACAAATCTACTGTGATTGTTTCTTCAGTTCTTCTATTCAGCCATTCAATTTGTTGCGTTAAATATGCAAGTTCATTCGTACCATCAACAGGAAAACTTGTATCTACTAAAGCATGTCCCTTTAGGCGTGTTCTAGTTCCAATCTGCTCTTTATGTGCAGTATGTCCAGTGATTATATATCTATTCCCTTGACCATCATAAACAGCCGGGTAATAATTTCCATGCTCGTCATGTGCACCATCGACAAATGCTTCTGTATATCCGCCGCCTGAGGTAAGTTCACCATATTGATAAGGTGTAATTCGCTCATCAAAATTGGATGGACTTACAGTCGTTCCAAGAACTCCGTCTTCATCTGTACTATAAACCTGGGCTTGACCAAACGAAACAGGCTTATGATATGTATGAACTTCATCAACTAAACTTCCACCAATGTACGTCTTTGTAGTTTCTTCATCCAAGAACTGTTTTCCATCGCCCATATCAGTATAATGATAATTCGTTACGACTCGTTCTTCACCATGGGTAACTTCTGTTTCTTCAACTAAATGATTCATGCCAGTTTGAGATGTTCCACCACCACCAGGCGTTGGTTCATCTTGATGTGGAAATGGTGTTAAATTATCACTTATCCAACTTCTGTATACAGGTACAACTTCAGTTTGTGCATTTGCATCAGTTCCCCACATGGTCCTCATTAATTTTTTATTTTTTGTATGAATTGTTAGCTTTATTCCATTTTCATCTAAATTAACGGTATTTGGTTCATATCCTCGTTGAGTTACATATAATGTATTTCCTCGTAAGAAAACATTAATCATAATATGCGGCAATCTGCTTGTCCAACCGAATAATTCACCGATTAATCCACTATAATTATTTCCATTTTTAACATCAGGATTCATAGTGGAAACATAATCTCTGAAACGTAATACAGGTGTTTTTCCAAGAACGCTAGCAATCTGTGAAATATGAGTTGAAGCATTTGCACAAGGCATTTTATTTATTTCTTCGGTTGGATGTTGACTCTGATATTCTGAATAAGCTTCATTATATTCATAAGTCCAATTATAATCATATTTAGAAATACTATAAGATAACTGTTGATATAGAATTTCGTCGATATCTGAAGTACATTTACAGCTAGCTAAAATTCCTCGTTTTTGAACCTGTTCAACTTTACAATTATTATGATAATCTAGTATTGAGAAATCAACCGTATCTAAAACATTCACTAAATCATTATTTAAACTTTCAGCCATTGTAAACGTGACATTATCCGTGAGTTGTTGTTCTTGTAATGTTACCGTATAATCTCGTAAATTAGAATCATCATCAACTCGATGAGGGAAATTCCTTACAGTATCATAATTAATTGTTTCATTTCTTGACACATCTCTAACGGTATCATAATTGATTGTTATACCCTCATAAGTATTTCTTACAGTATCATAATTAGTTGTAACAGCACCAGCAATTGTTCTGATAGTATCATAATTTATTATAACTGGAGAATCATAAGTACGATACAGAATTGTATCATAATAGTTTGCTAACCAACCTTCAAAAATATTGATTGGATAATTAGCAATTATGATATTACTAACAATTTGATTTGTTCCTTCATTTTGAATATAGAAGTTCGCAAAATCATTTCCATCATTAACATTACCAGTATATTTTTGTGAAAAATCAATCGGAGCCATCCAAGAATATCTACAATAAACGCGATATTCAATAACGCCATCAGTAGCATCTGATTTCATATGTAACCATATTGAATATCGTCTTTTATTTTGTAATGCTGTTGGACCAGTTGAATCATTTGCATTATTATGCCAGATATTAACCGTTTGATTAGTTCCTGACTGGGACCAACAAGTAATACCATTCGCTCCTGAACTATCTTCAGAATAAATTCTCCAACGGTTTGATGAATTATAAGTTGAACAATAGATATCACATCTCATCCATAATTCTTTCGTGGCAGCTATTCCAAAACATGCTTGTCTTGTAGGTTGGTAAAAACCAATTTCTGTGACACTTTTATCAATATCTGTTGTTACTGAAGTTGCAGGTAATGTTAATAAATTCACATCACCCGGATTTTCATATCGCCATTCTAAAGGTGGATTTCTTAATAATCTTGCTGTATCAAAATTAAAAGATAATGAATTATAATAATCTGCCGTTGGTGGACTAAAATTAGCCGTCCATAATCTTATTCCATCATGTAAACAAAATTCATCAATACTTCCAGTCATATATTGAGTGGCTGTATAACGTCCACCAATTTCTAATCTACAATTTAATCGATTATATCCCGTTGCACCAGTTCCGTTTTCAAGGACTTGTACACCATCGATGTACACTTTAAATGTAGACCTGGAAACTGAGCCAACTTTATGTTGATATACCAATGCGATATGCATTAATCTATCTGCATATCCACTACTTGTTGTATAAGTTGCCCCATAATTTGATGTACAGCCTGCATAATTATTTGCCCATATTTTTATTTGGTTAGAAGTTGTTTTTTGTAACGTCACCATCATATATTCAGTGGATTTACAAGTTACAGAAAAGATTCTATCATTATCGTCACAAGTAGAACTCATGTAACACCAGAAATCAACTGTAAAATCTTGATTTCCCAATTGAATATTATCAACATAAACAGTTCCGTCGTTATTGAATTGAGCAGCATTTCCGATAAAGGCATTTGTTGAAGATATGGTTGGAGCAGTTCCAATTGTACCGACCGTATTACCAGGAATAAAATCTTCCACAGCACTATTATCAAATTTCAACCAACTTTTCAATCCAAAATATTGCATTTAATCACCTTCTTTTCCGAATTGATATATACAATATGAGATATACAAGATTAGGAATTTTCATCTTGAATAATTTTCGCTTGCAATTGAATACTACAAGCATTATCATAACCGGGACCTTCAGAAGTCGAAGAAGTAGCTCTTACAAAGAAAATGCGATTTTCATTACCCACATTCGACATTGTAATACTCTTTGTTGTGAAATCTGTCATTGCTGCTTGTCCCGAAGCAATAAACCAATGATTACTATCATCATTTACAATACTAATTGTAGTATCTCCATCAGCAAGATATCCATATTCAGTACGTACACCTAATCTTACTTTTTTACTTTCAGCCTGTGAAGCGTCTAATGTAATTTCAACTGGTGCAGTAAACGTACCATCGCTGGAAACAACTGTTCCGGATAAAGGTTCTTCAGTTTGAACGTCTTTATAAATATTAATAAATGGATTAGCCATGATTTTTATCCTCCTCAAATTCTCCAAATTTCAAATTCTAACATTACATAACTGGGAAATTTCGTTTCGTATTTATATGATTTTATCACTAAGCGACAATTTGCATACGTATGACCTGATTCATCTTTAAAAGTTACTGGAGTACGATTATTCCATAGTGTCATTAAAGCATCAAAGTCACTTCTTTTAAATAAAGCGGAAATAGTAAAGGTATCTCCGCTCTCAATATGTCCATAATCTTGTACAGTATTACCATTAATCAACTGGATTTTTTCAATACGGTTATCAACAGTAATCGTACAAGATTCTGGCGTTCTATAACTTTCGATATCATTAATTCGTATTTTCACTTTTTATTCACCTCATCTAGCAAATCCAGTTGCAATTTGAGTTGTAGCTTCAGTTACGGCTTCAGTTACACCATTGGCTACTTCTCTTGTAATATCATCTGTTAATTCTTGTTTCATTGCATTATCAAATACATATGCTCCACCTAAGTCAACATTTATTACTGGACTTACATTAATTTGTGGAGGCTGAGTATTTACTTGACGATTCATTCTTTCTAATATTCCAGATAAATTTAAACTTATTTGTGGGATAGTAGAATTAATACTATTTAAAATACGAGAAATGTTGGCCTCACTTTGCGAAATTGTATTTGATAAAATATTATATCCAGAATTATTATTACTATTATTTCCATTTTGGATTTCACTCAATAAATTCATTAAGTTTGTATTTATCAATGGAATATCAATATTTTGCTGAGATAATAATTCGATAATTCTTGTATTCGTTTCACCCGTAGAACTATTTCCAGCTTCAGTTTCATTATAAGAATTCTGCTGAAGAACATTTAATAGATTATTTAATAACGAATTAATTTGCGGAATTTCTGAAACGCTTACATTCGTTTGTGTTAATAATTCAATGATTCTACTAGAAGAATCTCCATTATTTGCTATTGGTTCAATTTTAGAGTTATTAACAATATCTTTTAATGAATTTATAGATGAATTAATATTCGGAAGTTCTGCATAAATATTATTCAAAACGTCAAAGACTCTATTATCATTTTCCGTTTTATTAATAATTTCAGTTTCATTTCGGGAATTATTAATTACATCTTTTAATGAGTTTATATTTGAAGCAATATTAGGAACTTCATTATTTAGACTTTCTAATAATGTAACAATTCTTGTATTATTTTCATTATCAGATTGAATATTTACTTCACTTTGAGAACTATTAATTACATCTTTTAATGAATTTATATTAGAATTAATTTGTGGGATTTCTTCATAAATTTTGTTTAATACAGAAATAATATTATTATTTAATTCATTATTCGTTTGAACATTTATATCCTGCTTAGAATTATTAATAATATCTTTTAATGAATTTATATTAGAATTAATATTAGGTAATTCATTATAAATCTGATTTAATACGGAGATAATATTATTATTAAATTCATTATCGGATTGAATATTGACTTCATCATCTTTATGTGATACTGCATATAATAGATTTTCTAAATTTGTATTTATCTTTGGAATCTCATTATTTACTTGATTAAGTGATTCAGAAATTCTATTATTTAATTCGCTTAAATTCGTAAATAAATTATTCGTTTCATCATTATTGGAAACACTAAAAGATTCTTTTAATGATTCAATATTAGAATTTACTTTAGGAATCTCATCAGAAATTCTTGTTAATACATCAACAATTCTTATATTCCCTTCACTTATTCCTGTAGCTAAATTATTTAAATTATCAGTTGAATAATCAGCTGGTAATTCTTTTAATGAAGCAACATTTGCAGTTATCCGTGGAACTTCATTATTTATCTGAGTTAATAATTCTACAATTTTTGATGTTGAATTATCTACAGCTGAAACAATTTCTTTATTATCATCAGATTTAAATGATTCTTTAAGTGAAGATATATTCGTGTCAAATTCTTTAGCAGAATTTTTAATAGTATCTGCTACATCATTTAATTTTGTTATTAATTCTTTTACAGAAGTTTCTAATGTATTATTCGTAGATGATTCTTTTGTTTCTTTTTCATTTGTAGAAGAATTATTATTAGATGCATTAGAATTATATTGAGCTTTATATTGTTCAGTTACATCTTCAACTTTTGTAACGGGTGGTTTCGTATTTGTAATTGTTGAATTTAAATCTTGAAGATTAGAATTTATCTGTGGAACTTCAGAATATATTTGAGATAAAATTGAATTCGTTTGATTTGTTGATTCAAGAATACCAGTATTTATTTGGAGAGATTCACTACCGGAGCCTTTTCCTAGTAATGATAATCCCCAATTTTCAGCTTCTTTCATTACCTGTTGGAAGCCTTGAATTTCAGCCATAGAAGTACGTTCATTAGGTGAAACTCCTGCTTCCTGCATCATCATTCGCTGAATTGCTTTTACTGCATTTCTTCTTCTATCTTGATTTGATGATGTGAAATCGTAGAATCCATTCTCTTCTGTAATAGCCCCATTCATCGCATTTCTGTATAATTGTAAATATTTTTTCTGCGATGTGAACATACTTTTAATAGTATTATTGGTAGCTTGTTTCTTCTGTTCTTCTGCCCACTGAGTAGCTTTAACTTCATCCAAACCTTTTTTAATCCAGGCTTGTTTTTCACGTTCGATTCTATTTAATTGATTAGTGAACTCAGTATTCCATACAGAATCGATTTGCTCAGCCACTTGTTTATCCCATTCAGAAGTTATCTCTGATTTTCTTCTTTGAACCCATGAATTTAAAGTATCATCAGATAATGCGCTCCCAGCTTGCCGTTTATAGCGTCGTGCTTGTGCGTCTATTTCATCCATTTGATTTTGGAAATCAGATTTAAAAGCACTGGAAATAGGCGTGAGAACAGATTCTGTAATGTCTTCGTTAAGGCGTGCTACTGAAGCATTATAATAATCTGATAATAATTTACTATCGACGCCTTTCGCTTTAAATTCCTCAACCTTTTTATTTAGTACGGCTAATTTATTATCATAATCAGAACTGGTTAATTCTGTAAGTTCTTTCCTTAATTCTTTTGTAGCGGCATTTCGTTCTTTTATTGCTGAAGCATTTTCTTTTTGAGCTTTAGCATTTTGTTTAGCCGCTTCAGAATTTTCTTTTGTAGCATCTGTAGATTCTTTTGTAGCTTCTTTTTCTTTTTTCTGTGCTTCTTTAGTTTTCTTTAATTGTTCTTCTTGTTCTCTCCGATATTTTTGTCGTTCAGCATATTTTTCATATTCAACGCCTCTGGAAAAGAGAGTTCCTACTTCAGTATATATTTCATTAGCAGTTCTTGCTCCTCCATAAGCACCTGCGGCAGCGCCCATTGGTCCTCCATAGATAAATCCAGGAACAGCTCCAATTGTGCCACCTATTAAAGATGCGTATGAACGACCTTTCGAAGTTGCTTCTTTGCCATACATGTCCTCAAGGATTTTCGCTTTATCATCTCGGGCCTTTGTGAAATCTAAATCATCAAAAGCTTGTTTTAATTCGCCAATAGCTTTAGCAGCTCCACCAATGGTTTCAGCTAAAGTTTTGAAAATACTTCCCCAACCTTCAACTGCGTCACGAATACTATCTTTATTATCTTTAATAACATCGCAAAATTCTTTCGTTGTTTCAATTAAAGGTGGCATTAATTCTTCAGCAAGCGGAAGGAGGGCCTTGCCGATAGCACCTTTTAAATCTCCAATTTGTAATTGTAACTGTTGAAAACGTAAATATAAATCATGTGCTTCTTGAGCATTTAATAATCCTGTTCCACCAGTCTTTTTTATTAAATCCATTTTCGTGGCCATTTGGTCAAGAACTGGGATTAATTGTTGTCCTCGGGCACCCAGGACATCCATCGAGAATGATTCTTCATCACCAGATTTACGAGCATTTTCTAATCCAATTGCTAATTGTTCTAATTGTTGCGTGGTACCTAATAATTTTCCATTGGAATCTGTAAGTTTGATACCATAAGCATCTAACGTTTCTCGAAAAGCCTTTCCAGATTCTCCTGCTTGAGTATATGATTTATCTAATCTCGCAAGAAATGACGGTAAAGTCATAATATCAGAATCAGACATAGAGAAAAGTTTTTTCAGTTGTCCAGCTTCTTGTGCCGTAATCTTTAATCTATTTTGAATCTGATAAAGTTGTTCACCAGCTTTCATTGCAGACTCTGTAAGATTTAAAAATCCTGCACCTGTTCCAATAACCGCGAGAGCTGCTGTCCATTTTGCATTTAATGAAGCAATACTAGTTGTTAATGTGCCCATGGAACCAGCTGCTTTTTTCGCATTTGTTCCAAGTTTACTAAATGCAGATTGGGATTTCGGAGTTATTTTATCTAATTCTGCATTTACTTTCTTTAATTCATTTTCTAAAGCGACAACATCTTTTTGACGATATAAATCAATCGTTTGAGATTTTTTTGTAATAGCAGAATCTGCACCGTATTTCTGTGTATTTAAAGCTAATGTCTGTGCAGAAACATTTTGTTTCTGTTTTGCGATATCTAATTGTTCTTGCAGGGCCTTAGCTTTTACACGGAGCTTGTCTAATTCACTCCCTGATAATTCTAACTTGGATAAATCTATATCCATCTTTAACTTTATGTTTTTCGATTGTTGATTTAGCTTCGAAACATATTGATTTATAGTAGTATCGGTTTTCTCGAATCCGACTTTCAGGTCTGAAGTATCAACGCCGATTGAAACGTATAATTTATCTATTTCCTTTTTTGCCATTCATATCACCTCTTTAAATGGCTAATTTTTATAAGAAAGTATTTGATATATTAGGGAATTATTTCGTCGATATAACAAATACTTTCTTCTTTATTTTTTAAGTTTAAAACATTTAGTTGGTCAATAATAATTTCTGTAAATTGTTCATCTATTTCTGTGGGCAGCCACCCATAATTCTCTTGAAATTTAAGATATAAATCTAATATCTGTTGATACGGACTTAATCGGATGTTGCTTCGTTTTTTTTAGTATCATCAGTAATTAATTTATTAAAAGTTAATTCCTGTAAAAATAAATTGCATGCTTTAAACAGAGGTACAACTTCATCTACTGGGAGATATTCATCAATCGAATCTTTATTTACTTTAGGATTATCAAATACAATAATAATAACTTCTATAGCTTTTTCAATAAGACTTGCAATGGAATCATCTTCTGATTCTGAAGTTGCTTTTAAATATCTTCGCCATGTCTTCATACGCATATTTTCATTAGCATAAATTACTTCATTATCAATTTTAATAGATGGGATATTCATTATTAATTTCCTTCTTTCGTTAATTTATTAATCTTCATATAAAGAATGTTTTATGAGGAAAATAATAGATTGTTTTTGAATTCATATGAAAAAAGAAGGATATAAATTTATCCTTCTTAGGTAATTATTTCTTAGGTTTATTATAAATCGAAAATTTACCTTGTAATTCTAAAGATTTTTGTTTTATCCAATTTTTTGCTTGTACAAAACCTTCATCTGTATAATCAAAACGTTTAGAATATGCTTTTTCAGTTTTCTTCCCTACATCTTTACTTATTTGTGCTCGCCAATGAGTATATTCTTTATAAGTTCCATCTTCCTTTTCTTTCTTCAGAACTTCTTTATAAATCCCTTTTACCCCTGAAGTATTATTTTTCAGTTTTGTTCTATTACAATTATTTTCGCTTCTAGTTGCAAGTCTAAGATTACTAATTTGACAATTTAATTTATTTTCATCCCAATGTTCTATTTCTAGTCCTTCAGGAATTTCACCTACTTTTAATTGCCAAATAAACCTATGTAATAGAATTTTCATTTTTTTGTTATAAGCATAACCTTTATTATGATAAGTCCAACCATATTGATTAACTTCATCAAAAATATCGTCATCCACAAAAGCGACATATTTTCCTTTATTTTTCCAACCTTGTTTACTTAGTTCGATTTCTTTCATAAATAAAAATCTCCTTTCTATTAATATTAAACATAGAATAGGAGATTTTTTTTAAGTTAATTATTAAGAATTTAATTAGGGCAGACTTGCAAATGTGTACCATGTGGAAGCGTCTGCGAATCCCTCTTCTGCATCGGCATAATTATAAACAGTATTATCATATGCACGATAAATTGCTTTTGCTTCAAGAGTGGCTGTGGAGAATTCCACGTTTTCACCCTTGGTATTGCTGGTTTCATTAGGTTCTGCAAATTTAACTTTCAAGAATTTAAAATAACGTTTAGTACCGTTTGATTTTAAAGTTTCAAATGCAATAGCAACGAAAGGTGCAGTATCATCAGCTTTCGCGACGATTTTCCCATCGACGAATTCATGGCCTAAAAGAATAGCTCGATATTCAAGCGGTACCTGTGCCATTTCAACAGAAAGATTATATTCAGAAGTTGTATTTGCAGTATCTACGGCACCATTATCAGCGTATAAAGTAGCATCGGATGATTGCGGTTCGATTGAAATAGATACGATTTCAGGGAAACTAAACGTGTCTCCAAAGGTGACTCCAGTTGAATCGTCCTTTGTAATTACTGCAATATGTAAGTTAGATAAGCCAATTGGATGGCTTTGTTTAATACCGGATGTAACTGGCATAATTTTTTCCTCCTTAAATACGGATTTTAAATATTTTTGTTCACTTTTTTGAATACGATACTAATAGTATAAAATTTATTTGTTCACTTTAAAAATAAGCTTTCATAATTAAAATAAAGAATCACTCAAAATAAATCTATATAGTTTTAGCTTCTAAAATTTGGGTATAATCTACATATTTAATAAATAGACCATCTTCAACAAATTCTATTGCATATTTTCTATTAAATCTTAAGCCGGTCATTATTTCATTTACTTTATTATAAATATTTGTAAATGCTCCGTTTTCAGTAAGAATATGAATTCTAATAGTAACTCTATGAAGAGTTTCACTATCATCAGATTCACATTCAGGAACATCACTAGGAATACTTACAACTAAAATGGGATAACTTCCTGCGTCCGGACTTTGTAAATGATAAATTGATTTACTTCCTTCGGCGAGCATTTCACATAATTCAGTATCATTCTTTAATGCCTGCATAACAGTTGCAAAATCAATATATCCAGGTTCGTTTATATTATTCATCAAATTCATTTATTTTTCACTTCTTTTCCTTTTCACAAGCTTTTTCAACAACTTTCGCAACGTTTTCAAGAATTGCTTTTTTATTTTTATCCATCGCGGGGTACAAATATGGATGATTTATCTTCGGTGAAAACTCAACAATTCTTCCATAATATGCTCCACTTGTAGATTTAGCATCAGCAACAATATTATATTTAAGTCCATCATTCTTTGATTCGGCATGAATAGAATCTCTTAAATTGCCGGTCTTCACAGGACAATTTGCTTTTGCATCTACGACGATTTTATCTGCTCCTTTAGATAATTCTTTTTTAACATCACTAATAATTTTCTCAGAAAGCTGTTGAAATAATTGTTTATTTAATCGTTCATTTTTCATATAGTTCACCACAGTCCATTTGCAGCCATCGTTTATCATTATCCAAATCGAAAGGAACGTTTAATAATTTCAATTTTTTATTTCTATAAATAACTGTATCTGTAAACTGAATATCATTTCTATAACGAATAGTAATTCTGTAATCAACCTGATTAACAATTTCATTTTTACTATTCGTTATAGTTGATTTAATAGGATAAACTTTTCCCCAGCCTTCCCATCTTAAAATGGGCTCTTTGGATTTTATAATATTTCCTTCTTCATCTATAGTTTCATTATAATAAACAATTTTTATTTTTTCTGACAGGGCATCAACTGACATTTTATTATAAGAATTACCATGTATAATCATATTGTTCACCTTCTCATAATGTTAATGTCAGTAAAAAATTATAAGCTTCGGTATCTAAGACAACAGAATTTAATGCATCATTTCCAGCTGAAGCTGTAATTGTTCTATTCGTTGATTGTAAAGTTGAAACTGTAACATCTTCCAGTACTAATGGTTCAACAGTAACTTGCGAAATCGCATCATAACCTGTTGATGGTTGAATAATTTGTTCTGCATTAGAAGATTTAACGATAATATCTTCCAAGGTCATTTCTGATGATGATTCATCTTCAATAAAATCATTTACAGTAATTTTCCCATAAGATTCAACGGAACGAACATAAACGGGCGATTTAGTAAAACATTGATATTCACCTGGAATAATTAATACACCTTCATTTTGATTTGTCGTTGTATTAATTTCGATAACAGTTGAACCAACATTCATTATCGTTCCAGAAGTTTCTTCCAGAGGGATATATGAATTATTTAATATATAAAGCATAGTTTATTCCCCCTTATAATAAAGAAACTACATTTAGCTTTCCGCTAGCTTCTAAACTTCTCGCATAAATATCAGAATCAGATTTAATTTGTTGTTTTTGACCACTTAACAAAATAAATCCAGAATTATTTTGTTGAGAAGAAGAAATTTCGATTGGAGTTTGACCGAAATTATAAAATACAGCAGAAGACTCGTTTATTTGTGTAAATTCATTTGTGAGATTATATCTCATTCTTTTCACCTCATTGTATAAAAAATATATATTGCAATAAATATTTTCATTTTTAGAATAAATCTTTATATGAAAAAAAGAGATAAATAGTTATTCATCTCTTTTTTTATTTTATATGAATTAATCTGTTGGCGGTGTATAATTATATACTATTGTTGCGTTGTTATAAACCGACGGGTCAAGTGCTTGTAATGTTTGAGCAGTAGTGCAAGAAGAATCTCCAGTGACATTGATTGTAGTAAGAGAAGTACAATTTAAAAATACTAGAGAATAAATATTTGTAATATTGGGACCAAGAGTGACTGTTGTTAAAGATGTACATCCGTTAAACAGTTGAGTTCCGAGTTTTGTAACACTAGTAGGTATTGTAATATTTACTAATCCAGAACATAATTTAAATGTACCTGTTAACGTTGGAATTTGAGAATTTGCTGCAAATGTAATATTTTTTAGATTAGTACAACCTTGGAAAGTATAATTCATAGTACCCTCATTCTGAACACTATTAGGTATAATAACATTATCTAAAGATGTACAATTTACGAAAGCATAGTTAAGAAGTGTAACACTACTGGGGATGCTAATTGCTGCTAAAGATGTACAATTATAAAAAGGTGATGAAGTCGCACTACTTGCACTAATCATAGTAATATTCGTTCCCAGATTAATAGATGCTAAAGAAGTACACCCATAAAATTCACCATTTGTTAGTTTTGTAATGCCAGGAATATCAATTGATGTTAAAGCTGAACAGTTCGCAAAACATTGCGAACTAAATGAAAAAGTCCTGCTAGGAAACAAGATTGATGTTAAATACCTACATCCATAAAACGCTTGTTGGCCCAAAGTCGATATGCACGTATTTGATAAATCTACAGAAGTTAATTTATCACAACCAGAAAAAGCAAAATTGCCAATGCTATCTAATCTATTAGGAAAAGTAACTGAAGAAAGAGTTGAATTTGTAAATGCATTTGTTGGAACACTATAAATAGTGCTAGGTGTATCTGTTGATAAAACAAAATCGTTTGCTGTAATTGAAAAAGCCCGATCTCTTAATCTTTTTGTAATTCTATCATCTGTTCCACCAGAAACACTTACATTTACAGAACTAAATCCATCTTTTCCTTGACTTGGCGTATATGTACCGTTTTGTGTTATCGATTTTGTTTCTAAAGCTAATGGTTCTACTATTATAGATGATATCCCATCTTTTCCCGTTGTTGGAACTATAACTTGTTCATTTTCTGAACTTTTTACCGTTTTTGTTTCCAAGTCTAACGCTTCCACAGTCACAGATTTTATATAATCTTTTCCCGTGGACGGATTTATCACTTGCTGAGTCGTTGTTGATTTTGTTGTAATTTCTTCAGAAATAATCGGAGAAACTGTAATTTGATTAATACCGTCTTTTCCAGTTGTTGGAGTTATTGTCTGTTGAGTTTCTGTAGATTTTACAATTTTTGCTTCCAAATCGATTGGAGAAACAGTAATTTGATTGATAAATTTACCGCTAGTTGGATAAATTACTTGACTTGTATCTGTTGATTTTACAGTTTTATTTTCAGTCTGAATCGCAGAAATATTTACATGGTCTAATCCATAATAACTACTATCTGCTTGGACTGTTTGCGCACTTGTCGTTGGAGTTACAGCTTTACTTTGCAATGTATTCGCTTCAACTGTAATCTGATTAATAAATTTTCCGGACGTCGGATAAATTACTTGTGGATTTTGATTAGATTTAACAGTTTTTTGTTCTGTTTGTATAGCAGAAATATTTACTTGATTTAATCCGTCATATGCAGAATCTGCTTGTATTTGCTGCGAACTAGTTGAAGGATTGATAGATTTTTCTTGCAAATTAATTTTTTGTACAGTAATTTTATCGAATCCATCAACTCCACTTGCGGGCTGAATAATTTGTTCCGCATTCGTAGATTTTACAGTAAGATTTTCTAAAACTGGTTCAGCCGGTTGTTCAACATTTATAGTAACATTTCTATATCCATCAGTATTCGTTTCTGGTGTATAAGTCCCATTTTCAGTAAATGTTTTATCAATTAATGTTGGTGGAACTGGTGGAACATTTACAGAAATATTCCTATATCCGTCAGTTCCTTCTTGTGGAGAATAAATACCGTTTTCAGTAATGGATTTATCAATTAAATTCGGCAAAACGTTTACAATAATCTTTCCTAAACCTGAATATTCTTCTCCAGCTTCATATTCACCATTTTGGGAAATTGTCAGATTTTGTAAATTAACACCCTGAACAATAACTTTCGATAAACCAAAATATTCTGGGTCAGCGACAATTTCTTGAATAGTATCTAATGGAGCGACTTCTTTTTCTTGAAGTTCATAAGTAGAATCGGAAGTCGATTGAATAAAGGTTAATAAATTTTGAATTGTGAAAGGCACTTCATTTATTGAAGAAGCATTTACAGCTTGCCTATTTTCATAGAAATGTAAAGCTAAAAGATTCTTCAGTAAATGATGCAATTCTTTCGTATCATCATAAATTTGCCCGGTAGCTTTTGTTATATAATTTTTTGAAGCAACAAGAAAAATTTGAATTAAAGAATCATCATCATCATAATCAATCTTCGCATACTGCTTAAAATCATCTAATTCAGGATTTGTTTCTACTGGCTCGTTAGTATCAGTATTATTATCAGAATCACTACTGCCTGGAATATCAGTTGCATCAGAAGTTGGTTGTTCGTTATCTGAATTAGTATTTGTTTCAACATCTGAATTAGTGTTTGTAACATCGTTTTCATTAGGCATGTATTTCACCTCGTTTTTATTAAAATTAATTTTGCAAAAATAATTTTATCTTCTTTATAAAAATAAGGATAGAGGTCAATTTCTATCCTTATTTAAAATTTAGATATATTCTATAGTATATTTTCCTTTTACTTTTGATTTTCGTTTAATCGCGTTGCATATAGCTGAACAATCTACATTTAAAAATTTTGCACATTCTGTTAAAGAATTAAATATTTTATTTATTTCTTTAATACAAACTTTTTTAGACATTTTTTTCTTTGATTCTTCTGTATGATGTTTCCCATAAAAGGGATTATTTTCCCCTGACATATCTTTCTTTTCTAATAGTTTTTCAAATTCTTCATCTGAAAGAATATTATTCGGAAAATTTAGATGCCCAGCAAATTCTCCATTTTGTTTCAAAAGCACTTTATCCATGAAGCGAGCAGCTAGAATTTTTCCTTCATCAGATGGGTCAAACCGTTTATGTTTATTTTTTCCATTTTCATCATACCATTGCGCTTTCCAATATTCATAATTTTTATTTTTTTGTTCATCAAAATATTTTTCAAAAGTAACTCCACGAAAGCCACTTGTGTTGTTACTTTGTTTACTACGATTTTTAGCGTTTTCAGCTATTGTTGCTAAACGTAAATTTTCTAATCTGTCATCTAAACGATTTCTTGAAATATGGTCTACGAAATATTTATCTTCAGGAACTCCATTATGAAGATACCATATAAATCTGTGTAACGAAATTACTTTCCTCTCACCATCGAATGTTTTAGTTCTTTCCGCATATCCATGATGCAGATACCAATCAAACATAAACACATAAGGATAATCACAATCATCAACTAAAGCCACTTTATCTGAATTTGATAACTTAATTTCTTTCATAAATAAAAATCTCTCCTTTCTATTTATATTAAACATAGAATAAGAGAGATTTTTTAAGCTAAATTATTTCATTATTAAAGATTAAATTAACCTTTTTTAATAGCTAAGAGAGAATTTGCATCTGCTAATTTTCCGTCCAGAAGCGCGACTGATTGTAAAATTAAATTCCGGGTAGCCGGTTCTTCGTATCTTACTAAATCCGGAGCATGGGACACATTAAGAATATAGTCAGCCATCTTTACTGCCACAGCAACGACATCACCAGTTGCAGCAGCTGCGAAGGAAGGCGCGAAATCACTGCAAACAACCTTCTGCCCGAGGATAGTATATACAGGCTTGCCATCAACGCCATAATTGATTCTGGAGATAGGCTGACCGGCAGTATCAACAATGCCGTACAGTTCGAAGAAAGTATCTTCGTTCATCAAAAGTACAGAATCACTTCTATAAGCTGCCGGCATGCCTTTAACAATATTTAATAAATCTTTATATTTTACAGAGGCTGCGAGATTTACTACATTCGTAGTAGTTGCGGCCGTTGTAAAAATCCCGGTAGGTTTCGAACTGCTATCACCTACTACGATAGCATTTTCAATAGCCATTGCCATCGCGGTACCTACGTTTTCGGCTACTTTTGCTTCAAATGCACTTAATGTTTCAACCTGGGCGAAGAAACTTAAACCAATAGCTTTCGCAAGGCCATATGCATTAAATGTCAGCGGAGTAGTTGTTTTAGCATCAATCGTAACGCCGGTAGTAGATAAAGTAGCTTCATTAATCCAATTGGCCGGGCCGGCTAATTGAGAAACGGCTACTTGAAAGCCAGCTGGATAAGTTGTTTTTGTAACTTCAGGAATTACATTTCCATAGTTCTCAATTTTTTCAACGATTTTATCAAGTACGACCTGCGGTACAATAGCCTGATTGTTAGCTACGAGAGATACGGAACGGAATTCTTCATCCATTTCACCACTCATAATAAATTTACGGAATGCATTCCGGTATTCAATAGATTCTAATTTATTGTCCATTGTCTTATTCACCTCATTAGTTTCAATTTTTTTAGAAATAATTTCATTGTTATTAATCTGAGCTGCAATTTTCATACGTTCTTCAATTTCTTTTTCTTCTTTATTAAGCGTTTCAATTTCCGAACGTAATTCTTCTAAATTTAATTCTTTATCATCGGATTCCAAAAGATTTCTAATTTCCTCTTTTCTCGTCCGAATTTCATTTAATTTTTTATCATCCATTTGAAAATACCTCATATTTTATAATTTACTATCCAGTAAAATGTATATCAGCTATCCAGCTAATAATTCACGCATAAAATATTTCATCTATAATTAAGAATTGTTTTTAACAAGTTTTTTATATATAATATGCCTTACAGAAGACTCAATAAATAGAGTTTCTCCCTTTCATATTTATTGTGTTTTTCAACTAATTTATTTTCGATTTCTTTAAAATAATCTGTTGAACGAGCTTCAACAAATGTTTGTTTATAAGCGGGTTCATCCACGACAGAAATATCAGTGAGTTTATAAATCTTTTTCACTGTACGAGTATTTGTATCGTTATCAAATTCATCTTCATCAATAATAAAACCGAAACTACATCCAACTATATCTCCAGCTTTTATAGAATCATAAATATCAGCACCAAGATTAGTACGTAATTCAGCTTTGAAATACAATCCATCGGCACGATTATCTAAGATTAAAGTTTTTTGTCTTGCTCTTGCTAATATCATTGCTTTTTCTTGAGCATGATTATATTTTAATGGAACATCAGATAAATCAACATTATTTAAAGCTTCAGAAGAAATAATTTCGCGATATTCATTACCAAATCTATCTGTATATAAAACGGTTGGAGAATTATAAACAATAGCTTTGCCTTCTATAATTTTTCCTTTTTCCGTTTCGGTTTCATCTTGAATATGTAATTCAGCGATAGAACGAAATTCTATTTGTTTATTCATCATTTTTCGCCTCACTTTTTTCTGTAGAATTTTCTATAGATTTATCAGTAGATTTATTTTCTGTAGAATTATCTTTAGATATACCTAATTGATATTCAGTTTGGTCATTTGAATTAACATAATTCAAAGAAATTTGTCTTTCATCGCCGTCTGGAATTGATTCGAAACCGAAGACATTTCTAACTTCATTGATAGTAAGCACACCCGCAGCGAGGAGTTGTTGTGCCATGTTAATTTTAGAATCAAAAGATTCATATTCTAAGCGATTAACTGTAATAGTAATTTTATGTCCTCTTTTTCTTTCATTATCTGTAAAAATTTTATCTGTAAATTCTGCTGAAAATTGAACTGCTAAAGGTTCCAAAACTGATTCATAAAAAGCATTCCATGTTGCAGAATTGAAATTAGAATTAATGATATCTTCATTTAAACCAAAATATGAATAGATAGCATTTCTCATGTATCTCATCTTTTCATATTCAACTGTATTTTCAGTAGCATTAATAGCTGTAAAATTAGCTGACTGGTCTAATATTGCTATATCACCTTGTATAAATTTTTCATTAAATTCTTCTAAGATTCTTTTTCTATCGTCAGGACGAACAACATTATTTAATGTAATAACGCCCCGAATTTTTGAAGAATTTTTTACAGTATTCTGTAAAGCTTGTTCCGTTGAATTTAAGATATTCAACTCATTATATAAAGTCGTATCAGAAGAATCTCCTAGTACATCATTATTACAAAAGTATTTGCGTAAATGTATTAAATTTCTGTAAGGAATTGTTTTTGTAGAATCTGTGAATTGAAATTTAACATAAAGTTCGTCTTTTACTTCACGTAATTCATAAGATAATGCCGTTAGTGGATATAATCCTACAATTTCACCACTATTATTTGTTTTTATGTATATAAAAGCATTACCATTCATATATAGATTTGAAATAATTTTATATAAAAAATCATAAGAACTCATTAATTCATTTGGTCTTTGTAAAATTATTTCTAATGAATCTTTTACAATATTAGTTCCTCTTTTATGGTGCATTTCTACTTTCGCAAAATTTTTAGCAATAGTATCAATACACGTTCTTACAGTCGGATTTAAATATAAATCTTTCGGTGCGTCCGTAAAATAATTATTCCAACTGTTTAACATTTTATATGCTACGCCTGGAGACTGATTAACGGTTGGTTCTTTTCTCCCAAAGATTTCTGTAAACTGTGAGCGGATTTCTTTTAAAAGGTTCAAAATTATCACCTCTCTAAACTTTAGATTATAAATATTATGCATAAGATTTATCTTCTTCTATAAAGGAATAAGGAATAGAAAATTATCTATCCCTTTCATTTCAATACTCTATAAGATTATTATAGTTCTCTAATTCATTTAAATATACATATATAGCATTTAATAATGCACACGCCGCATCATCTCTAACATGTATATTTCTGTTCTTGATTGTATTTAAATTGCCGTTAGAATCTAGTTGCACTTGAAGATTTAGGAGACACATTTTCATACATTGATTATTGTTATAATTTATTTGTTTATTATTCAGAAACACTTTGAGATGCTGTAAAGGTAATGATAAAGATTTTGCACCTTGATGGACGGGAATTAATGTATCTTTTCCATATAGTTTTTTCATTTCCGTTACAATATAATTGGAAGACCATGCATCGTATCCAATCTTAAATGGATATAAATCATAATTATTTCTTACTTCTTCGAACCAATCTACTACATCTTTATAATCAATCTGGTTCCCATCACATAATCTTAACCAGCCTCGTTTTACAAAGATATCATAAGGAACTTTATCAGAACGAATATGTTCCTCTAATAATTCAGAAGGCATCCAATTCATATTCTGAACGAAAAATGTTTCATCACCAGGAATCTTAAAAAGAGCTACAGCAGAGGTAATATCGTTGACTTTTGATAAATCAAAGCCTCCTATAAAATATCTTGGTTTCAGTTCATTTATATCAAATGTCGATTTATTAGAACATTCTTCAACAGTCAAATAATTAAAATTACCCGTTTGAGGAATATTAAAGAATTTTGTTAGAACATCTTTCTTTTTCTGTTCGTCATGTTTACTTCTTTCAATATCTTCTCTTAACATTTGTCTTGAACGAATTGCGTCTATAGATGGATTTGCTTTGACCCAACAATTTTCATCGTACATCTCATTTTCATTATCTAATTTATAAATAAATGCAATTCTGCGATTATCTACATAAGAACCATCTTTATATCCTCGTATGATTTTTTTATATTCTTCGAATTTCTTGTCTAAGAACTTATCTCTCACGAACCCGTTCGTAGTTGTAAGTAAAGTTAATGGTTGTTCTCTCATGGCTTGAGAATCTACAAGAACATTATATAATTCATCTGTTTGATACTGGTGCACTTCATCTAAAATGATAAGACTTGCATTGATTCCATCAAAGTTTTTATCATTAGCCAATGGTTTAAATAATCCACCATTAAATTCAGTCGATACGCTGCCTACCCGAATTTTACATAAGTTAGATAATTCACCAGACGATTTTATCATGTCAATTCCTGCTTGCCAAACTATCTTAGCTTGATCGAGCTTATTAGCTGCTGTATAAATTTCAGGTTGTCTTTCATTATCTGCGATTAATAAATATAAAGCTATAATTCCAGCGATGGCAGATTTTCCGTTTTTACGTCCAACTTCTAATAAACATTCATGATATTGTCTATTATCGTTATCATCAACAAATCCAAAAATAGTTTGTAACATTGCCTTTTCCCAGAGTAACAACTTTACCGTTTCTTTACTCTTTGATTTAGGCATAACGATAAAATTTTCTGCAAATTCAATAATACGGTTTGCTTTTGTTTCATCAAAATGAAAGCCATCTGATGTATCTGTTAATTTTTTTACTAAGTGTTTATAAGTATCTTTAATTTCTTTTGAAGCATTTATTTTTCCAGAAGAAATTGCTTCATAATATTCTTTTATATGATTCATAATAATCATTTACTTTCCGCTGTTAGAAAACTTGCAAGAGCAGATTTTACATCTTTCTTATTTTCTTTTGGAATAGCGTTAGCAATTTCTCGAATTAATGACGTATAATTTTTAAATAAGGAACTATACGACATGCAGGCACCAGACTGCTTATAGCATCTTTGTTTGCCGTTTTCATATAATTCAACAGACCCTTTTTCATCTATTTCATCTTCAAGATATTTAAGCTCAGCTAATAAAAAAGCAATTCGTTCTATTGCCTGACTAATTAAGCTCTTCTTTATAGGGTCCACGATGTTCAGAATCGGTTTTAATTCTTTCAAAAATTTCTTTCTTAATTTTGTTTTTTCTTCTAATGTCATATTTATCACCTCATATACGATATACAGTATCTGTTTTGATTAAGCCCCGCTATATACAGCCCGAACGCGCAAATTTGATTTGCTAAAGATGAGAG